CAGAACTTGTAGAAACGCGAGTAGAAGTTCGGGTGAAATCTGTACTAGTTGGAGTTCCAGTGTAGTTACCTAAATAAGATCCCGTTCGGTTTCGAGTAAAGTTTCTTGAATAGTTTCCGCCGAAGTTGCGCGAATAATTACCCAAATAAGATCCAGTACGAGTACGGCCGTAGTTACCTATAAAGTTGCCTGCGTAGTTGACATCTGGTTCGCGAGTATAGTTACCCAAATAAGATCCGGTTCGTGTACGCGCATAGTTACCTACGAAGTCACCTGCGTAGTATAGAGTACGAGTATAGGCTGGGGTACGTGCATAGTCTGCAGCATAGTTACGTGCATAGTTGCCAGTGAAGTCGCCGACATAGTACAGTGTACGCTGATAGTTCAAAGTACGTGTTGAAGTACGTGTTGATGTGCGTGAATAGTTTCCTACAAAATCACCAGCATAGTTACCAGCAAAACCACGAGAATAGTTGCCTACAAAGTCGCCAGTAAATGTAGTCGCGTAATTACCTACGAAATCACCACCGTAGTTGCCTGCGAATCCTCGAGCATAGTTGCCTACAAAGTCGCCTACATAGTCTCCGACATAATTTCGGGCGTAGTTACCAATAAAGTTACCAGCGAATGTGGTTGTATAGTTGCCTGTGTAGTTACCTGCAAAGTCACCAGCGTATCCACGAGCATAGTTACCTACGAAATCTCCGGTGAATACTGTAGTGTAGTTACCAACGAAATCGCCACCGTAGTTGCCCACAAATGTACGTGCATAGTTTCCTACGAAATCTCCGGTGAATACTGTTGTATAATTGCCAACAAAGTTACCAGCGTAGTTAGTAACACGGTCACGTGTGTATGCAGACGCACGAGTACGTGTTGACGTACGTGCATAAGCTGAGTAACGTGTTCTCGCAGAAGTACGAGTAGAAACACGAGCATAGTTACCTACGTAGTTTCCTGCAAATCCGCGTGAGTAGTTACCTACGAAGTTACGCGAATAGTTGCCTTGGAAGTTACGTGAGTAGTTTCCAATAAAGTTGCCAGCAAAATCGGTCACACGATCGCGAACATATGAAGAAACACGGCCACGAGTAAACTCACCCGTGAAGTTAGTCACACGATTGCGTGTGTAAGTAGAAACACGGGCACGAGCATAAGCATTTGCAAAGTTAGTGACACGGTCGCGAGTGTAGTTAGTGATGCGGGTTCGTGTGTAATCTGCAGAGTATGCTGATGTGCGTGTACGAGTTGAAGTTCTTGTATAAGCTGAGTTACGAGTACGTGAGTATGTTCCGGCATAAGCTGATACACGGTTTCGTGAATATGTACCAGAGTATGTACCTGTGTATGAAGAAACACGAGTACGAGCGTAAGTGCCTGAATAGGCAGAGTTACGAGTACGTGCATATGTACCTGCATAAGCAGAAACACGACCACGAGTGTATGCAGAAGAACGAGAACGCGTGAACGTACCAGTAAAGTTCTGTACGCGATTACGTGTGTAAGTAGAAACACGTGCGCGTGAGTAAGTTCCCGCAAAGTAACCAGTAAATGCAGTTAGTCTATTACGAGAATATGTAGAGATACGGTTACGAGCATACGCGCCAGAGTACGCAGATGTGCGTGTGCGCGAATATGTTCCAACGTATGTTGAGACACGGGTTCTCGCATAAGTGTCTGAATACGCGGATGTACGAGTTCGTGAGTAGGTTCCTGTATAAGAGGAAACACGTGTACGAGTGTAATCAGCCGAGTAAGTAGAAACACGATTGCGAATATAAGTCCCTTCATATGAAGATGGTCGCGTACGAGTGTACTCTCCGACGAAATCTCGAGAATAGTTACCTACGAAATCTCTATTATATGTTCCTGTGTAGTCTCCAACAAAGGTGCGGGAGAATGTATCTACACTATTACGTGTGTATGTTGAAACTCTATCGCGAGTGTAAGCCGAAATACGCGTACGTGCGTATGATGAGTTACGTGTGCGAGAGTATGAACTATTTACAATAGTACGTCGGGTGTTAGTTGCATCACCAACAACAGACCATGTTCCAGGCAGTGTTGGTACACCTTGCGCAGCTGAACGGAACTGATAAGATCCGATCGCACCGGCCGTCGCACGGAGGGATTTGACACGTTGACCAATAGTATATTTGATCTGATCATCCGACATTTCTTTGAATCCGTCAAAGTTGGATGACCCATCGTAACAAATAGCAACGGGACGCACTGCGTTAACCACAGGCATCGTTACACGTTGATAGATGTTGTAATTTGTTACTGTACCATCACCGTGTGTGTCTGAGAAGACATTTGCGAGGAAGACCGTATAGTCTGCGCCAGGTGATGTACTAGAAAGTTTGAATGTACCGACATAGTCATTCTGGACCATGTTACTGAGTACACGACTTGCAAGATTATCCAAATCTGGATCTACCATTTCGTAGAAGCCTGGATTTGGGCCTGAGTCATAATAACCCACAGGACGAACAAAATCGGCACCAGTTTCATCTGCAACACCGCCCACCTGACGTAGAGGTGTGGTTACAGTTGTAGATGTGATATTAGTAATTGGGTGAGTGCCCGCAGATTCATTAAAATACGCGTCCGTAAATGAACCAATATTAACATCACCAGTTAAACTGATATCTCCGACTTCACCAGCAGATGCATCTGCTAATGCTTGTCCCACCGCATAAGAAAGATAGTTCTCTTCTAGCGGTGTAAATTCCTGTAGGTCACCATTAGTATTTTTAATTTTTAGTGGGATACTAGATGCTGACACAATAATTGCTCTCTTGTAAAAGTTGAAATTAACGGTTAATAACGTACTTTATTTATAATAAAAAAAATGTGCGGAAACCAAAGTCTGCGCACATTTCGTAAAAATATTTATACCAACTGTTACTGTGGTGGAGTTGGCCAGTTAATGTCAGTTAAATTCTCAATTCCGTCAAGATTTTCTGTAATATCACGCAACTCTTGACGATAACCTGCCCATGCATTCTTCATATCGAGTGATAGTGGGGCGTCTGGAATTTGCGTCCAATCTGTTCTCATCAACTCATTGTTGCGAGTCTGACGAATTTCGATATGTAAAGATTGTAAATTGATCTTCCAAGAATGACCGTCACGGTAAGCGTGTTCGTTCGGAGGTTCGCCAATATCAACGAAAGACTCTGACGATCTGTCATAAAAATTTCTGCGGACGAACTCTAATGGGGTAAGAGAGCCCATGCGTTCATCGCCAATCAATTCGAATCTACTAGACCCGTCTGGTTGTAAACCTAATTCAACTTTTAAAGTTGCCGGTTCTATCTGTAGGTTCATAATTGAACCGTTTGATTCATTAATATGTGCTAACCAACTCATTCTACTATACTTCCTCTAAATATTACGAAATCTGGTGATCTTTGACTATAAGTAATAGATCCAAAAATACCTGTCGTTGTTGTTGATTGAAATCCATACACTCCTGAGGCAATTGTTACTGGGCTCGAGGCAGTGCTTGGTTGATAATTACCACTTCCTGTTGGTGCGAAAATTAACGCTCTACTAGTTGATGAACTTGTTAAAAGAGAAACCCCCGTTGATTGAGAGATATCATCGCCTATACTATAAAAAAAATCAAAAGAAGAGTTTAAAAGATCTGACCTTACAACCGAACCGTTGTTAGTAATTAAAGCAACAGAGCCTGGTGGATAGTATTCTTCTAACTTAATTGTTTTTTCTGAGGTCATCGCTCTGGAATCGAACTGAACTCTATTTTCTTTATTTATTATCTGTAGTCCATAGTCTCCGGTAGGGGTGACATCGGATGACGGTTTCAAAACAATATATTCTAGTGATCCGACTCCAGAAAAAGTGATTTGAGATTCTTTATACCATATGTTTGGTCTAACGCCTAACAACAGGGTTGTGGGTGTTGGGTTTCCGTTTGCGTCCTCTTCATAAAGAGGATTGGGTTGGCCACTATCATATTCATCATAAAAAAACTTAATGAAATCATGCGGAAAAGTTGGTCCCCTTACCGGAGTGTGTCGAACGAACACAAGGTCTCTTGCTAAATCAACATCGACTGTAGTCTTAGACCCAAATCCATGTTCAACTGCTACGTAGTTAGACATGTCTGCTTCTGTATCAGCAATTACAATGTTATTAGATGATCCTGATTTTATTTCTAATCCATATGACATATTAGAACCTTAACATATAATATGTGTAATTAATTGTACGGGCATAGTTAAAAGTTAATCCATATTCATCTTGTGCCGTTATTAAAACGCCGTTATTTGTTCTGGTGTAGTTTATAAATGACGTTCTGAAGTAAATATCTATAACAGATCTATTGGTTAATGTCCACCCAAAACTTCTAAGATCTAGTTCGTATGTTGCGCTTGCAACATTTGCGGGGATAGTTATGCCGACTGTGCCTATCTCATTAACTAAACTTATTACTCTTTGACCACCGCCCCAGACTTCATTGCCATTAGCATTTAATATTTGTATTCCATAGTCTCCCTGAGACACATCGACAATCGTTGTGGGGTCTCCTAAATCTACAGGGTTAATTTCGCTCTGTCTGGATACAGTATAAAACTTGTTTGAAGACATTGATGTCGAAGTCTGAGAACCTCTGGTGTAGATATACTCACCAACTTCAACTTGAATCGCCCCTTCGGATATCAGTCCGTTAAAAACTTCATCGCCGACCCAATTGATGACAACAGTTTTAACTCCGTCGCTTGAGTAGTCGGCTGGTTCATACCAATAGGATGATCCACCACCACCTCCACCACCACTAGTCGTTTCGCCAGTAACTGCATATTGAACAGTTGTGAGGCCAGAAAAAGATTCGGTAGTTTCTCTGGTATACGTCACTCCCCCGAAACTATATTGAGTATCGGTTGTCGCAATTAAGTCCGTACCAACTTCATCTACGACAATAGATCCATTATATTTTATTGTCGTAGTGTATACCGGCACTGCGGAACCGCCATCAAATTGATATGTGGTAGTTATCTGCCAATAGTTATCTGTTAACGCAGTCCCGCCACCGATATTATCATCACCGATCATGATAGTTTACCAAGTTTGACTCTAACTCTAGAGACTTCAACATTATCTACAATAACACTATCACTAATTGTGATAAGATCGTTAGTAATTGACACACTACCTTGTCCGGCTACACTAGATGTTATATTTAGACCAGTGTCTCCCGGCAGGTAACTATCTGGATCAGTTGTAATAGCAACTAAACTTGCATCGATTCTACCTGTTTTGATCCCACCACCATCGATTATAGTAATCCCATCTACGTCCCTTTGTAGAGTTCCTTCGCTATTTTGGAAAGTTACTACTCCATTGAAGTTGTATGCTTTGAATGGTGGCCCGAAACTTACCAATGTACTACCATTCTCGCCTCCGGATTTCTCTGCCCAATATCGGGCAGACCAATAATCTCCACTCAAATTAGTATTTACAATAGGGTCTTGAACCCATCCGGTTGGGAGATTCCCTAAAGCGTTATCGTCCCAATTAAAAGTGGCACCATCATATGATAAAGGATTTGGATAAGTATCGTCATCAGGCCATTCAGATCCTATAACTGGACTTGTGTAATAAATGTACCCACGGGACTCTCTAGGGAGATTGCTTAAGTCTGGAGTGCCTGGGTCCCCATCACGTGAGTGAATAATCGGAGCAGACCAAGTTAGTTGATAATCGTTTCCAGTCAATTGACCTTGTGTACTTGCTAAAGCTTGAGTCATCCATAATGCGTTAGCACCAGTGTCCGCCGGTTCTTCAGACCAACCTTTATCGGGGTCGAGACCAATGACTTTGTCTTGATCAAAACTGTAGTAAATGCCCGTTGGCGGATCGCCTGCAACTCCCGTTGTTGTCAGACCTGAAGAGATGCCCAGACCTGTTCTTAAATCATCTTCTGCGTTACTGCTTCCGAAGTCTTTGTCTAGTCTCTTGAAGAGTTGTATTCTGTATGTTGAGAAACCATCTTCACCGTTGTTTTTTGATTTATAAGGTGCCGACCATCCACCATCTGCTCTTTCGGGATCTTCGTCACCTACTATCGCAAATGTTCTTTCGATTTCCCAAATAGTGTTGCCGTTAGTCGGGAATCCTTCATCACTAACATGATCCCACCAACCAGCTGGAGGACACACACTATTTCCTGCTAGGGTGTACGAACCAGAGCTTCCATCTAAGTATGCGAGATTAAGTCCATTTGCATCTGATATTGATATAGGCGAACTACCAAAATTAACAATTCCGTCTGTCGGGGTGGTTGGAGGAGTGTCTCGGTCCCCACCGCGTGTAACAACTCTCAATAGGTATGTTGATCTTCCAGGCGCACCAGTTCCTCCAGCCGTAGTTGGATCAGGATCTGACCACGCAATATTATTATCTACTTTAGATTCGCCTGGAATACCAGAGATTGAAGCGACCCCGCTACTAACATAAAGTGTTGCGTTTGGGTAATCCGTTTCATCATAAGGATTTATCGGAACAACCTTTTTCCAAGGGGAATTATTGTCTATAGTAAACGTCTTGTTCGCAAAATTAAAAGATGCGTCATCACTCTCGGGTTTACTAGGTGGAGTATCATTTTCGACCCATCGATATACATTTAATTGAGCGACAGTTCCGCCATCAACAGCGACATTCAGAATCAACTTAGGTTCTGTAAATGTAAGTGTGTTGTCTATGCCGATAGCGCCACGAAGAGTTGCGACAGTAGAAATTTCATATAGTGGTCCGTTACTATTACCTTCCGCATCATATAAAGCAGGAATTTCCTCATACCAACCAATACCTTCATGGGTTAATGCTGGAGTTGATGTGAATCGGTTCGTTGTGAAACTATAAACTGCTCCGTTGCCAAAGTCAGAGGAGTTTGGATCTGGAATTTGGTTCCAATCCGGATCTAATGCAGTAACATCTGGAATGCGGGCATATAATGACTTGAAGTAAGTGGATACTGGAATCAGAACATCAATTGTAGGTGTTGACCAAGCCTCTTTTGTTCCGTCGGGGTTGCCATTAGTTGTGGCCCAATCTGTCCCTTCGTCACCAGATAGAGAGAACAATCTCTGAGAAGACCAAAGTGTGTCTTCGCCAGGCGGTTTTGCATAAAGCCACTCTATTCCATCTTCATCTGTTATTGAGTAAGCTGAATTTGTAATAGGGCCATATGCTGGTGTTGCGGTCGCAGAGTGACCTACATATGAGTTTGCAGGGGTTGTTGCACTGAAATCAAAACCACCACCAAGTGGAGGTTTAGGTACAACTAAGTTGCCATTAGTGTCTAAGGCGTCCGCAACTCTACGATATAAAACGGCAGTAAATGTAGATCGACCGTTTCTGCCGTCACTTCCGGAAGTAGTTAGTTGTGGATCGCTCCAAGTAATATCATCGTCTAATGTCGAATCATTAGGTAATCCAGATTCGCTAGCAATACCCGTAGAGACATATAGTTTAGGCGCTTCGTCAGTTCTAGGAGGAGTGGCGGCAAACCATCCTTCATCTACTGGAGCTGAGTATTCGTTTGATCCGAAGTCAAAACTGCCGCCTGTAGGTTTGTCCTCAGACACTAGATTAGTTTCTGCCGCGACTCGCTTGTATGCAAATAACTGAACAGTTCTTGCTCCGACTACACCATCGACTGGTGGACCACCCACTAAAGCAGGAGAAGACCAAGCACCAGAAGGCGCAGTAAATGATTGACCATCTTCTGGGTCTATCGCAACAAAAGTATAAGTTGATGACCAAAGTTCGTCAGTCTCAGGAGAAGTTGGTTGAGAAACTGACCACCCAGAAGGTTCGCTAAACACACCTGAACTGAAGACATAAGATCCACCATCTGGTTCCGATGGAGGAACACGAGCGCCGTCAGCTACAGTTTTTGGATGTCTTGTAAATACTGTGATAGTTTCACGAAAGGTGCCTGAGGGATTACCGCCACCGCCACCACCAGTTACAGTAGCAGCTTTCCATTCATTGCCCGACCATCGCAGTACTTGGCCTGGTTCTTTGCCTGAAGTGTCTACGTTCGAGAGATCGTCTAATCCAGAAGGTATAGATGGTCTATTAGTTAGACTGTTATAGTCTCCATCAAAACCACCCGAACCAATATCACTCTTGTTTGCAAGTTCTACCCATGAACCACCGTGCGCAAAATATGCAGCTCCAGTATTATGGACATGCGCGAACATACCATGATAAGCAGACGCGTCTGGTAGCTCTGCAACATTAGCATACATGTTACCAAAGAGAATCTTATTGCCACCAAGATCTAATGTCTGCGATGCAAGAAAGTCACGAATCTCTTGTTCAGTAAATCCCGCGTCATCCACAATATCAGCGATCGCCGCATCAATTAAAGCTTGTACTTCCGCTTCGGACAATCCGGCGTTCTCCAGTACATTCTGAAAATTGTCATTAATCTTCAGAATCGCTTCATTGATTTTATCCGCAAGATTAATTGTGTATATTGGATTACTCATTTACATCACCTGTTAATTTTAAGAGCAATTGTTTAATCTCATTCATGTCTTCTTTTAATCCCTTAACGTCCTCAGTAAGTGAGTTGATGTGTTCTTTTCTTTCATCACTTACTTGTTTCAGTTTTCTTGCCCTTTCAATCTCTGTTGTGTTAGTATTTAGTATGGCCCCAGTACGCTTATCTCGTACTAAATTGGTATGGCCTTCTACTTTTATATGCGACTTCATGTAAAACCTTTAGTGATGAAAGACTAGAGCATCATCTTCTGATTGCCAAGCGGGGTTTACTGATCCACCCGCATCTCTATATTCATCTGTGTATCGAATACCGATCGGTATATCCAACCAATCAAAAGTCTCACCACTGTGAGTAGCGGATAGGTTGACACTATAGTTACCTGAAGCTTCAGAAGTAATCGTGTTCACAAACTCTGTACCATAGTTCATAGTAACAGTACCCGTAGTAGACCATTCCGGACCAAATGTGTATGTTATTGGATAGTAGTGTGTGTTATGACCTTCTGGTCTTTCGATTCCGTAAGTTATGAATCTAACATCATGTTGAGTACCATTTACAGATGAATCCGTTTCAATATATATTGGTTGAACTGTTGCTTGACCTTCTTCTTCTGAGGTCATTTCTGGACTATATGGATAAAGTGCGTGGAAGTCTCGACCACTCTCCCAATATACGCCATCATGGGCGACAGCTACAACGATACCTTCGTCTGTATCAACCGTCATACGATCTCCAACAGGCAAGTCATAATTGAACGTGAGTGTTTGAATGATATCGCCAGCTGGTTCATACAAATCACCACCAAATGCCTCACTAGTAGGTGGAGACAATCTAATGTCCATCTCTACAGTACCAGTATATGGTGTGGATTCACTAACACCCGACATATCAGATTCAACTAGAATGAACCCTGTGCTACCCATTTCGCCCCTTTCAGAGACCGATAAATTAGTTGCAAAACTGTCACCGACATGATCGTAGATTGTTTTGTTTCGAAGTACCGACACACCGTCACTTGTGTGAGACATGATCGGATCATTCGGATCATTATCATTAGGTATTTCATAATCGTTGATTTTTTTCAGGGTGCTTGTAATTCCAAATCTTTCTAGATAGTCAAAGAAGTTATTAGCTGGACCGTCAGTAAATTGTTGAATAGGTCTATCCAACCACTGACTAGTATGCACTAGAGTTCGTGTTCCAACATCCGTAGCGTTTACTTGAGAATAGACTTTCAACGATCCATCAAGGTGGAACTCAAGATTGAATCTGACTCCTCTAGGCTCCCAACCAGATGTACCTGACCACTCTCTACCCACATCGCGGCTACTTGCTGATATTGTTGGAACGGTCTCAGCGAAAAGCGAACTTATGTCTCTGACCTCATTGGTCTCGCTTCCGGTGTCGGTATTAGTTTCGCCGCCGGTGTCGGTATTAGTTTCGCCGCCGGTGTCGGTATTGGTCTCGTTACCAGCATCTGTTCCAGAATTCGGAGTCGTGCTAGAAGAGGTTGTAGTAGAACTTCCATTTCCACCAACTCCAGTCACTAACGATATTGTACGCAAATCTCTAATAGTAGGAGACTTAGAAGAGTTCTTAGCGTGCATAACAACTTTAACTTGGAACGCGGTAAACTGATCTAACTCTGCAGTATACTCGTACTGACGGAAGTTTTGGGGATTATCATCTTCTGGTAGAGGTTTATCTATTTCTACCTTAATCCAATTTGTGATAAAACTTCCACTGTTATCTGTAGTTAATAGTGCGTCTTCGTCTGCAGCAACCTTAACATATACTTCGAAATCAGAGCCTGGTGGACGATTCGCTGAGAACATAACCTTCAGAGATTTAGACGAATCGTTGATAGTCACTGCACTTGATATGTGTTGTGCTGCGTATCCAAATGTGGTATAATCAGGCGTATCCGCCGTCGCGTTATAAACATCATAATCAACGACATTTTCTAGTGCAAGAACAGAAACTCTCTGTAGATCGATGACCGGAGAAACTTTAGTATCACTTGTCGTCATCTGAAGATTGAACTTCATTGTCTCATTACCACTCGCGTTCTCTGAAGAAGCGACGATGCTTGGTTCACCGTTTATGTTGTAGTCATTTAAGAATACTTGACGTGCGTTCGCCAGACTACTTGGTAGACCATAACTGAACTGACCTAGACTACGACTGTCGTTAGAAGAGTTACCGCCATAAGACTTTGCCTTTGCATCGAATAGTTTTGCACTGACTCCTGTCTTGTTAGGAATGACACTTTGTATCTGCGGTATAAAACTATCATAGTATACTTGTTGTGATGCAACGACTGTATCACCACCACCGACACCTGACATAGGTGCAGACGCGGACACTTCAATTGTATATCCGTCCCAGTTCACACTCTTGATGTCAAATGTTCCGTTGAACTCTGAGGCAGCAACACCACCGATGGCATTCGCAACACCTGAGATCGCAACGTTGTCACCCCGACTGAAACCATGCCCTTCGTGATAGACCTTGACAGATGTAGAACCTGAAGTAGTCTCCAGTGGATCGGTTTTCAGTGCAACTTTTGGTAGAGGCGCATTGTCGAGAACTAACGCGCCCGATGTAGAGAAATCGGCTCTATATAGATCAAACATCAAATCTTTAGATTGATCTGGTGACCAAGTATATCCATTCTGTGACAAGAACAATGAACCAGCAGCCGCCTGTCGGGATACTTTATCTTCACGACTACCAACAACAAACTCATATGTTTCCGCAATGTATATGTTATACTCAACAGACTCACTGAGTATTGCTATAGCATACTCTTCGCCGCTTGTCAAGTAAATCGGTTCATCGAATTCTACGGTTGTTGCATTTTCCTGTACCTCTGACATAATAGTATCAGAACTGAAAGGAGTAACTGTTATGTCGGCTGGATCAACAAAAGTGTTAGACCCTGGCACAATACGATTTGTTGGCACACCGCTTTCGACTGCACGAATCTGAACCTGCAGAGGTACAGTCGCATCTTTACTTTCTAGGTAAAGATTGACCTTGGTTAAGAATAGTCCGTTAGGGTTCTCTATTTGATCTACAAAGAACGTTTGTGCGAGCGGATCACTACGACCCCCATCTCTTTCAACTACGCGTGTGGTGCGAATGGTTTGTTGTACATCGTCAATAGAACCTGTTGATGAGTAAGATGCGCGAGCAGATACTGTTGATTCGTTTTCATTATTAACGCTAACATCAAGTAATTTAAATTCTTGTTTTCCTGTACGGAACTTCAACGTATCTGTGTTAGGCAAGAAGAACGAACCAACCAGTTTTCCAGACCCATCTGTCTGTAGTGCAGATGGTCCACCTAGATCAGTTGGGTACTCAGTCGCAGATGCGTACTGGCTTCCAAACTCTTGTGGGTCGTCTGCGAATCGTTGAGTCGTCGCTTCTTGACGTACCCAAGAACTTACATCTTTGTCACCGAAGAATGCGAACATCTTAGTATTAGGCCGCAGACCCCTAGCAACAAAGTTGATTCTACGAGAACGCATGTACGGAGTAACTTCTTCTCCTGCGACCTGTGTTCCCGCATAATCAAAGACAGTGAGGCTCATTGATGCATCTGCACCCGATATGTATCCCGTCTGAGTGTATCCAAGAATACCAGCGCCGCCTCCTCCATAGTCCCACAAATCATCTCCATACTGATCTTGTATGTAACCATCACCAGTACGTTCAATCGTTTGCATCTGTGGAGTTAAGTCTCGTGTTTCGATCCACTCATCCGAAGATGGTGATAGTTCCATCGTACCCACTTGACTTACAACTGCGAACGGGTTAACGTTCACAATGTTGGTGGCTAAATCCTGCAATATATGTGAGGTGCTGGTGAATGGTAGTGTCACCAAGTCGCCATTTTTCACGACAGCGTCAACGTTGTCCGAACTATAAGATAGTCGAACAGAGTTCTGACGGAAAGATGGTTTCAATTGACCAGTTGGATCTTGAGACGCTCGATAGTTAGGATTGTTGACATCCGAATAAAGATATGAGGTGAAATTATCAGCAACAATACCCGTCTTTATTATTTCCGCCCCAGTATCTGGATCTATGATAGGCAAGTTGACGGTAGCTGACTCTAGTAAGTTGAGTGTTGTAATTTCAAGATTTTCAATACGTTTCTCTAGTTCACCGATATCTTTCATAGTGAAACGTTTGTTTGGAATATAAACACTTGATAAATCTGATCTATCAAAAGTATATGGGTTCAATCGGAACTTGTACATTGCCATTGAACCTGTAGGAATTTGTGGTTCACGTGGGCTGACCGCCGATTCTCCTTGAATGACTTGTAACTCACCAAACCCAATACCATCTCGACTGTCTATTGCGTTAGCGACAAGAATATCAATACGTGGTAGATAGTATTCAACATCATCAATTGAAATTGCAGATGCGTTCTGAGGCAGTGGTGTCTTCACCACGAACTCACGTAAATATGGCCCTAAGAAATCTCTGGTAGGTCGGAAATCAAGTACATCACGTAGACAGACAATTTGTCCCGAGACTGTCGTGTACTTCGGAATATCTTCGTATGCATCATCCACATAAGATGCTGCGCAGAAGTATCCTTCTTTATCTTCGTGTGCATAATAATCATACACTACTTGTACGTCTTTGGCAACACCATCATAAGGAATTACGTATCCAGATTTCAGATATGCAACTGACCGATCATAAAAGTTGTCTCTTTGACCACCATCAAAAGTGAACTGGTGTGTAATGTCTTCTGCATCGTCCCACGGGCCAGTTTCGGCTGATGGTCGATACTTAACCGACTTCAACTTGATACCATCAACATAGTCCAAGAAAAGTGGACGACCTTGTTGATCGGATACAGTCACACTGCCGTATTCTACCGATTCTGTAAGCGTCTTTGATCGGGGAGTGATATTAGTCTTTTCTACGTAATATGCAATAGTATATGATTGACTAGGAGTGAGACCAGTATACTTACCAGTCATATCAGGACTTATCGATAGGATCTCGCCAGCCTCTTCAGCGATTATCCACTGCGACTGTTCTACACCTGATAACGTAAGTTCACCAGCACCATCTGCTTGCGTAGTTGTTGTAACCTGCGCAGTATAGTTTGCGGTGATGCTGTCTTTTGTCGGTGTCGTTCTTGGTAGTTCAAATAGTAGGCTATTATCAGCAGCTTCGTGAATAACGCTATCAACCATAACGATCTGTGGGCTATTAGGGTCGAGTGTTGGGTCTTCTAAGATTGTCGCCTCAGAGAAACTGTGATAACCACCGCCCTGTTTAGGGTCCATGCGAATGTTAAAGATGTATAAACGAACGCCTGTCGAGTCACGCTGTACAGCACGTACGTTACAGTAACCAATGTAATCACCCGCAGATGATGTTCTTAGGCGTTGATGACCAAACGATGCAAGTCGGCCGAAACCTTGTGACCCTGAAGCGCCTTCTTCGATGTAAACATAGTTACCGAATGTCGCTGGTACAGGTTCGTTAAGTTTCTCTAGTGTATCTCGTGCCTTTGGTACAGTAATGTCCGTAGCACCGATGTCTAATCGATATCCATCTACATAAGCAATGCCTTCACTCACATCTAGGTTTAGATTGTCCGCATCCTTATCTTCAAAGATTGCAGTAAACTTTTCGACAACATAGTTACCTGACTCTTCTTTCGTTCGTTGAGCCATTAATTTATTGATTCGATTGTATGCATCAAAGTTAGACACTTCACGAGTGATTTTACCATCTACAATCCGTGCGATGAATATAAAATTGGACTCTTCTTCTGGGAACTCTACGCGACGAGCATTAAACAACTCTCGCGTAGTAGGAATTAGTTTGATCTGATATCGATGTGCGCCAGGAGCAGTGTGATCCGGAACCTGTCCTTGATTGTCATAGAGCTGTTCGTCATCACCTTCTGTAACAATTTTCTGTTCTATTCTAAATCCAAAGTCTTCATCTGGGGTATCACTGTACTTAGAAATAAAGGTGTCGCCTTTCTCTAAGTATACAAAGTGTCCCTGTATAAAAAAGTCTCCCGAAGAAAAGTGTGCTTTGGTTCCACGACCAGCAGCAGGAATAGGATCTGAACTGTCATCAATCACTTTTAAGTTGACAGATACATTATCTACACGGGTTATGATTTCTTGAGTTGATACGCGAGGCGCTTTTTCCGTATCGGTGACCGCAGAGGTATCTGTGTATTGGACATACAGAGTCTCTGGATCGGTGTTTGTGGCGGGAACGATTTCAACTATTTTAAATTCTATTGTCCCGTTGGTCAACGTCACGCCAAATAAATCAGGCGTCGTTACACTGACAGAGTCCAACCGAATATACTCGACCTTGTTGTTTACTGTCGCACCGCCCGGATTGACCATCGCACCTTCTTTAAAGATGTTCTGACCAAATCGTGCAATCTCTTCTTGAATGATTGTTTGTTGTTCAATTAATTCACGAGCTTGGAGCGCACGGCCGGAGTTGTATAGAACACGATAGTAACCATCATTCGCATCATAAAAATCGCGATATGTTTCTCGAAACGTTTTGCTTGTAAAATCTGTCATGATGTGTCCTATACGGTAATGACTATCTTAATGTCTTCTTTTTGTTCTTCGTGACGACGAATTCTTGAACGGTTCTCAATATATAGAACTTCTCCAGAAAACCGATCAATGGCATTTTCTAATGTTACGGAAACGACTACGCCATATTCTGACGCACCTTCATTGGATATTCCTTCACCTGAGTTGCCATTCTCACCAATCAGAAACGGTTCAAATCCAGTAGATAGGTTTTGATGATAGTAAATTTCATTCCCAATTGAATCGTCTACATACGCTTTTGCACCAGAAGTCGTGCCCGTAATCAAAGTGCCTTTTGTGAAGGTTGATGTCCCCACCAGTGTTATTGAAGGCAAGACTTTATCAGACGTGTTGATATAAGGAATTGGATCGCCTTCTGCATCCAAATCTAATGACAATGGATTTTTGATAAGGCCCATTTGACGAAATGTATTATCAACAATAAATGTATCATTTACCGTTCCATCTGGTTTGGTATTGATCATTACAGAACTTGTTTTCAAATCATCTACTGGATCAAATCCAAGTCCTTTTTTGCTTGTAATAACAGGCTCTACCACAGAAGGTGTAGAACCACCAATTATTTCAAATGAGGCATACGTATATCCCGAACCATAGTTTGACATTTCTACCTTAACAAGATTTCCGTTCTCATCAATTACCGCTACTGCGGTTGCTCCATTACCATCACCATGAATATTAACTGTTGGGGGACTAGATTGGGAATATCCAGTCCCGGCTGTTACAAGTCTGGTACGAATAATTTCGCCTGGGATAGCAGTATCTCGTACGGTAATCTGTAGATCTTCGATAGAGTCTCCCGAAGGCAAATCTATCTCAGCTTTCTGCACAGGAATATGATTAGATGATAGGAATTGAAAAATGCGTTCCGGCGTTAGGGTGTATAAAAACTTCCATACATAACCGTCAGAAGTTATAAATGGTTTCCACCACTCACGCACATTATACATCGGTGCATTGGGGTCTGTCTCTGGACTCATTGGAGCATGTAGTCCCCAGTTTGGTTCAACTGTAGATACTGCATCAGCTGGAGATATACATACATAAACTTCTTTTGCGTCATTTAAAACGTAGAATGGTGTCCAATTCTCATCAATATCAGACTTAACTGAATCGTCCCATCCAGCATAGGTGGAACCAGAAGACCAGTTCACGCGTCTAGCAACCATAGTAGATCCTTCGACCTTCTTGATCGACTGTAGGTTGTTTCTGAACTCGCGTTCTTCCCGTAAACAATCAACTGGATCAATCACAGAGTCGGCTTGATTAAAGGTATCACATTTACCGATACCGATATAGTACTCATCGGAAGAATTTTGTATGTTTGATAGAAGATCTCGCGCCAGAGTTCTACTCATTGTTTGTCTTACTATAGCTGGCATTTCATTTTCCCAAATAGAAATAATTATTCTTTATTTATAATGGTTTTAAGAGTCTCTTAGAAAATTATTTAACCACACTTCTTTTTGGTGGTGAGACATCAAAAGGTCTTTATAGATTACTGGAAGTTCGTAGGGACTACTTCTATAATGATTGACATGACGCAAGGCCTCTTCTCGCAAAGGAGTTAGGTACTCATTGTAGTCATGAACTTTTTGTGCGCTACCTTCTGTTGTTCTATCAATACAATAGAAATCGCTTGACATCGATAAGAAATAACAAAGGTTTCCCTTTTGGTGTTCTGCCAAAAGTTTATATGTGTATGCATGATCTTCGCCATTACCTATATCTACATTGAATCTATGTTCAGCCGACTTTCTACTTTGAAGAATAATAAAGTCTATTGAGACTGGACTTTCTTCTGTGAACAGATGACTGACTTGAGGACCCATACTAGGTTTGGGAGCGCACATAGAAGTTCCCCATACACTCGCATGATATTTTTCATTTACCCACCAATAGTGGCCCGACTCTAAGGCATAGTCACATATACAATCACATGGCACCACGCCTAGGACATCTATGCAAGGGAAGTGTTTGATGTGGTTATACAAAGACTGTAAATAAGACGGATATAAAAAATCGTCTCCGTCCATTTGTGATACGTAATCTGCATCACTCTCTAAGAATACTTCTAGACACGCGTTCTTTCCCATTCCTGGCTTGCCATTACTTTCGGTGTTTACAACGCGAAATGGTAGGTTGAGTGCGCATACATCTTCGTAGTATCCTTCATGAATACTATTAACTACTACAACGACTTCCCACTCTATAGGAGATATTTTCACAACACCTTGTGCGGATTTTACTAATCGTACTAGTTTAGGAATATCATTAGATGTCAATAGGGTTGTCAATAATTTCATAATTACTCCGCATGAAAAAAGAAGGTCTGGAACAGTCGGCCGTTGTGTTTATCGGTTCCAAATCCAGGCAATACACTACGATGGTAATACATAGAATCGTAAATGACTATCCTATTATAAACATTCTTTGCTTCTGCGACGATCTCCCAATCGGATTCTAAAAACTCAAACTCATTGAAGTCGACCGCAGCGTCTGGGCTATGTCGCATGATGCCAGTAGGACCATGTCGATATATCGCAGTGCCGGAGTCTAGAGGAGCGTCGGGTGTTAAGTATATGACCGCAGCGTGTGACATCTCATC